TGAAGGCCGCGTCCAACGAGGCGATCTTCTTGCGTTCCGAGTTCAACCACACGGGTTGTCGTGTGGCCCCGAACTTGATACAAGCCTGCCGCGTCAGAACACGCCTTGAGCCCTGTCCTCTTGGCATCCGGCCAAGATCCATCATCGTGAAGTGAACCGACTCCCGACCGTAGAAGGCAATATCGTCGTCGATGTCCTTCTGAGTGATCAGCGGGATACCAAGTTTGCCGTCCAGATTGGGGGAATCCTCTCCGTCAAACTGAATGCATACCCCGTGTGGCCGGCGCGTCTTCCAAGTCTTTGTTCCGGGAGCTTGATCTACTCCGGATTCCCAGCCGCCAATCTCGGGGGAAGGTTCACCCAGCACGCCAAGAGCATCAGTTGTGTCTTTCGGATTGCCAAGGCCGGTAGTGCGGAAGTCAGGATTCTTGGAAAGATTGGCCAGCGAATCCACCAGAGAACGCGGCATGAGAGACAGCTCGTCAACCAGCAATCGAAGCCTCTTGTTCTTGATCCCAACGAAGCCGGAGATGCCCTCGAATGACTGCCCTTTGTAACAAGGAACACCAACCATCCCGTTTCGGAAATCGCGCCCCTCGTTGTCTGCCGTCCGGCTGTCAGTGACGATCCGTTGCCGGCCTTCAAGCAGATTTCCCGCAAGCCACTTGTGCTGCCCTTTGGCGCGTTTGTGCAGGCTCTTGATTTCACCCCAGATACGATCTTCCAACCGCTCCCGTGTGGTGGAACAGGCCAGAACTGTGGTGTCGCTGGGGAAGGCGTAATAGTCAATGAGATGGCACAGGGCAGCATCGAAAGTTTTGCCGCTAGAAGCCGGTCCCATAACCACCACTGTTTTGTGTTGCAGCCACCCCTCAAGGAACAGGTCCAGCCATTTGTGCCAGACAACTTCAGGCCACACGATCTGAGCAAACTTCTTGTAATGGAAGAAGTATCCGTTGCCGCAAACATCCTTGTTGCGGCTGATCCAACGGCCCCCTTTTTTGATCATCTCCAGTTCCAGTGACGCTGGATGAGTGGTGTTCCAAACCCAAGTTCCGTACTTCTTAAATCGGGTTGCCATTGCGGGACATTGACTCAGGGTTTATGATCCTGTCAACGATGCACCCGAACACAGGCGTTACCGGCCCTGATGGATCACTGGATTTCTCTGGTGGAGTCAACTCAGTGAAGGTGACGACCATTGAAAGCGCCCGTAATCCAACCGGATTGAAACGCAACGAGCTGGCTTGGCTTCAGAACGGAACAGTCAGGGATGGAGGCATAACGCCAAGAGCCGGCTGGCAACCTCTGGGGAAAGTTCATGACGGATCCGCTCTCTATCAGGGCGGCTACATGTATGATCCATTCGAGGGAAATCCCTACCTCATCATTCAGATTGGAGGAGAGGTTTTCAGGGTGGATCCCGATTCCGCAGAGACACCGATAAACCTCACCGAATCTTTCGCGGGAACAGTGCAGCCCTCTGAAGTCCCTCTGGCTTTCTTTACTCAAGCCGAAGAATTCACTCTTTGTCAGGCTGGAGATGGGGTCACGCTCCCACTGTTCTGGGACGGATCCACCTTGAGACGATCCCTTGGCATCACGGATCCCGGAGCTGCTCCCGGAACGCCCGGAGTCAATGAGATCCCAGCGGCAACTTCGATGGATTACTACTTCAACCGGCTTTGGTACGCTCAAGGGAGACAGTACTCAGCCGGGGACGTTGTCAGCGGTCCATCAGGAACACCGCCCTACGCCAGACGTGACGCTATCCTTAACGTGACGGAGAATCCTCTTGTGCTTGGCGGGGACGGTTTCCGGCTGCCTGCCAACGCCGGCGCGATCCGCGCACTCAAGCATGAGATCAATCAGGACACAGCCCTTGGCCAAGGCCGGCTCCTTATCTTCACCCGCAAGGCCGTCCACGCTCAAGAAGTGCCTGTCACTAGAGATGACTGGATTGCGGCCACAACCGACAACATGCCGCGTCAAACGGTTGTCCAGCAGACCAACGGATCCGTCAATGATCGTTCCCTTGTGTCGGTCAATGGCGACTGGTTCTTTCAATCGGTGGATCCGAGCATCCGAAGTCTGGTTGCGGCCGTACGTTATTTCTCCACATGGGGCAACATCGAGATTGCCTCCAATGTCACTCGCGTTCTCCAGTTCAACGACCGGGCATTGTTGAGATTCAGCTCTGGAATCGAGTTCGACAACAGGCTGCTTCAAACGGCGCTGCCGAGGTCCCTGCCACAAGGGGTTGTCCATGACGCCTTGATCCCGTTGGACTTCACTCCGATAAGCGGTTTCGGAGAGCAACGTCCTCCAATCTGGCAGGGCGTTTACGAGGGGCTTCAGATCCTTCAGATGTTCAGCGGCGACTTCGGCGGCAGAGAGCGGGCGTTTGCTCTGATCGTGTCCAGAGAGGACAACTCAATCCAACTCTGGGAACTGTCCCTTGCGGACCGTTTCGAGAATGGTGACAACAGGGTGACAATGGTTACCGAGACACCGGCCTACACATGGGGAGACGAATTCGCCTTGAAGAAACTGGTGAGCGCAGAGCTTTGGTTTGACCGGCTCTACGGAACGGTGCAATTTACAGTTGAATACAGGCCGGATTCAGATGTTTGTTGGAAGCATTGGCATTCATGGAAGGAATGTAGTCCAAAGAATAGCTGTGAAGACTTTCGTAACCCAATCTGCTACCCGCTCACGGAGCACGGAGAATCTTGGCGAGCCACCAAGAGCCTGCCGTTGCCCACTCCAGAATGCTCTTCAGCCATGAACAGGCCGGCAAACGTGGGTTACCAATTTCAAATGAGGATCACGACCAAGGGTTTTGTGAGGCTTCGAGGCTGGCTGCTACACGCTGAGCCGGTTGACCGGGCTCTGTATCAGAACTTAGTATGTTAATGAGATGCCTGATATTCTCTGCAAAAATAGGCCGGTAGTTTGTGCCACAGGGCCAAGTGTTGATCCGTCTTTTCCGATCTCGAACATCTCCTCTGAGGATCCCGATCTTGAAGTCTTCTTTGCTAGGAGCACGGGCTACGGGATCTTTGGTGGAAACGGCGATTCTCCCCCTATCGGATCCAACTGGATAGCCTCTGGCTGTCTTGGTGTTTGTTCCTCAACCATCTCGCAAGCTGATGCGGACGCTTGCGCAACGCAACAGTGGGCCGTGTGTGTGGCCCCGAACTGGCCTCAAGTTCCGACTGGCGGCAATGATCCCGTGACTGGAGATCCCCAGCCGGAAACTCCGCTCGACTTGTTTGGAAACGATGAGCAGACATGCGGCGTGGAGTGCCCGGACGGAACAGAGTTTACGAATGTCGTCCCAACGGGAACGTACGTTGCCGCCTCTCCGGAAGTAGCCAACAGCATTGCCGCAAGTGTGGCCTGCAATCAGGCCGCTCAAGACGCGATCTGTTTGGGTGAGCTTTCGCCTGCCTATGCCTGTCTGGACACGGATTATTCTGGCAGCGTAGAGGCAACGTCCTCCTTGCCCGTGACGTTCACCGTTGGCGGATTGGCTCCGGGACTCACCGCTTCGGATGAAAACAACGTTCTGACGATTGAAGGCATTCCTACTGAGGCGGGCGAGTTCAACATCACTGTCACGGCAGAATCAGCCAGTGGATCCTCTGTCACCAAGAGCTTCTTCTTGACAGTGGCAGCCATCTCTAATGAATCGCCGTTGCCACAGGCCAGCATTGATACTGCCTACAGCGTGACTTTGGTTGCGGTTGGTGTGGATGAAGCCGAATCAATCACTTGGACGATTGAAGATGGAGCACTGCCGGACGGTCTGAGCCTCAATGAAGCCACCGGGGAGATATCCGGGACACCGACCGGAACCAGCGCCAACGAGTTCACCGCGAAGTTCAGTACGGAACTCATTTCCTGTTCCAAGGAATTCATGTTCGTTGTCGGTTGTTCCATCACTACAGCGTCGCTTGCGTCTGGTACGATCGACGCCGCCTATTCCGAGACAGTGGCAGCCGATGGAGTCGGGGCTGGTCCGGTATGGTCAATCAGTTCTGGCACTCTGCCTTTCGGATTGTCCATCAACGCCGGCACAGGCGAGATATCCGGGACGCCGACGTATGATGACACCTTCAACTTCACGGTGAGGGTTGAATCCACCATAGACGGGCAGCAATCCTCTTGCACGAAGCCTTTGAGCATTGAGGTTGCCGACAATGGAGTTTGCTTGCTCGTTCCGCACGCGGCTCAGGACGTGGACAACTGGACGGCAGAGGCAGGGAATAACGTAACCCCAGTTCCGTCCGGGACAGGGGCGGACGCCTCCTTTGATTATAGCTGGGTCAACCCGGAGGATCCGGATGTGAATTGGGAGTACAGGATTTGCAATCCCATGACCGATCCCTACACCTTGACATTCCAGTTGAATGTTACGGGAACGGTGAATCTTGGAACGATCTCGTTTATTGTCTTTGAAGGTCCAGTTTCCCCGGCCAATGTAGGAAACCCGATCAACACTGGCGCTCTTGGGCCGGGAGCGATCAACGTCAACACAAGCGGAACCTATGTCATAGCTGGTGGCACCAGCCGATACATCCGCATTCTGTGCTCTCTCACACCAGCAGGCGGCAGCGGCAACATTACAGGAACACTGACGACACGACCACTAGTGCCGGAGCCATAACATCATGCAAAGACTAAGACTTT